AATTCCAACTGATTTTAGTCCCAAATGCTGAGATTGCATTACTCATAGTTTGCCTCCTGAATTTACTCTATATGCCAGATCAAATAATCGGCTGTTATCATAAACAAACCAGTGTCTGATTCATAGGAATCTGTCTCATTGTCATAAAATACCGCCTGCACAGTTACCTCATCCATCAAACCTGTATAGCCATCTAAAATTGTTTGTAGTGCTGTGGCTATAGTTTTAGCCATACTATAGGTTGTTGAGAATATCGCTAACTGAAAGCGTGGATGTGCTAATCCTGAACTACCGTCATGCGAATGTTCTCTGATTGCTGATACTTTGGTTACCACAATATAAGGCGCTTGAGTATCCTGATCCGCTCTCACAAAGTAAATCCGCTCGCCAACATGTTGTGTTAAATCAGTTTGCGATAACAGGAATGTCATTAAACCCTGCTCGATTAACATTAAACTGCATCCTCGATTTTATGTTTTAACTCACTCTTTATGTTATCCATAACCTGTCTCTGGCATTCATCCACCGCCGGGCGGAAAAAGGGATGCGCTGGAGCTCGCGAAGTCCCAAACTCGACCAAATGAGCATGAGGCGCTATTTTACGGTCAATACCTGCAATAGCAATAGCAGGGTATGCAGCATTTTCAGGCATGAGCTTGGCTATCGGTGAACGCTTAAGATTGCCCGTCGGCCCCAATGGAGCTTTATCCCGAATTCTGTCTCTAATAATCTCCGCCTGTTTAATCAAGATTTCACCTGTTTGCTCTTTATCGACAGATTTGGTTATCTTCTCTATATTAGCTTCAAGTTTATCAAGCCCTTCGATTTTTACCTCGTTATTCAATCCAAGCTCTCCGTATAATAAATATGCAGTTCCCGTTTTGATTCCTGCGGTTGCACAATTGAAACTATGTTCAAATAGCGGTTGCCATATTTAATTCTCATGGTCGGCAAAAGGCCTTCCAGATAACGAATCTTAACCACGCCATCGACAGTAGCGTTTAGCTGTTTTGCCTGAAAATACGCATTCCCCGTAGCAGGTAGAATTTCAGCCCACACAGTCGCCCAATCATCATAATCAGTAACCCATTCATTGAATGAGTTTTTAGATTTGACCTGATTCTGTATAGTGATTCTGTGTTTGAGTTTGCCTGCGTTCATAATACTCTATCCAACCATAATAGAGATTCAACCGCCATCGGTATCTCTTTCGGCATAGCTCCCGATGTGGTTATTGCCTCTCTGTTTTCATACCAGTGGCCAATCAATAACAAAATAGCCTGTTTTACCTTCTGGCTAACATCGGCAGCCGAAGTTTCGCCAGCCACATAGGTTATACAGATACCATTGTGAGGTCGCAAGGTAGCAGATGGCCAGCTACAGCCATAATTCAGACACAACCGCCCAGGCTCACTTTCAGCATCGGTGTAATAATCAGTAAAAGTGAATTCCGTATCATCAGTGCCATAATATTTGACCGATGTTATCGATGCCAATGGCGGTCGAGGCAGTTCGATGTAATTTCTTGACGGCCAGTAATCTAACCACAGTTCCCAAGTTTGAGTGAGGTATGCCCGATTCTGAAAACCCTCACAGTATTCTCGGGCAACCTTAATCAGCCCGTTCAGTAAATCATCCTCTACTGTGCTGGATGTATTTTTGATAATATCTACCGAAAACTCACAGGCTGCCGTTGCCACAGTTGCCACTGCCCGCAAATAAGCCCGTGTGCCTGTGTATTCCAGTTCGTAAACGGCGTTATCATTGGCAGCATTCACAGGCGTGAAAGCTCCATCCTCAACATCTGTCCACGTAGTCTTATCCTCTGAATCCTGTAATTTGACGGTTACAGTTCCGCCTGAACAGTTACCAGCATTGAGGTTTACCAGCACTTGATAACCTGCAACCGCCACGGCTGCACCTGCCAATGAATAGTTAGCTGCGACTCCATGACTGCCAGGTGCTATGCTTTGCTCTGTAATGATATCCTCTGCATAGCTATCCGAATCTATCCGTAGATGCAGTTTCGCCTCAGCAAGACTAATAGGCTCAATTATCGGAGCTGTTTTGAGTTTGAGAGCCATAATTCACTCCTATGGTAACAAATCTGTTTTGGCCTTGATCGCCTTCAAAAGAGCAATAATACTGTCGCCCGCAATCGTGTCTGTTTTATTGCCGATGACATCCCTGATACTCACGTTATCAGTAGAATCTACTTCGGGCACGACAATATCAGCAAGCTGTGTATAATCTGGCAGGAAGGGAATACCACCAAGAATGTTAGCCGATGCCTCAATCCAGTTAGTACCATCCCGTGTGATAAAGACTTTTTGAGTATTAGTCTCGTAGCAAATTGTGGGTAATGCCACGCCCGTGGGCTTAGTATCAGTGGAAAGCCCATAGTATAGATAACTTGAAACTTTAGTATATGCAGCCATGATTAGCCTCCTGTCTTAAATTCCACATCCCGCCCGATCTTATCTTCGACTTTTTGTTTGGGCGCTGGCTTGCCACATACACAGCATACCAATACCCCATCGACCACCTTGTAGTATTTGCATTTGCAGATGATCTTCTTGTCTGTAACGCTTTCCGTTTTACTCATACTTGTTACATCCTTGTTACAGTCTGTTACAGTTTGCTTTTGCTTTTGTCTGTAACGCCGTACACGTTCACGAGTTGCTTTTCGTTTTTTTTCTTCTTTATTTTCAAACATAACTCACTCCTTTGCCCTCCTTTAAATGAGCCCTGCCGGGGGAAAAGGAGGAAACCCCCGGCAGGACACTTTCAGGAAACTGAAAGCCTATTATGGTGCGGCAAAAGTTATAGCGCCACTTGCCTTGAGTGTGCCGTCAGGCAATACCAGTATCAGGTAAAAGGTCTTGGTGCCAGTCTCGGTGATATTGATATCAACAAGACCGTTAGATTCCGATACTAACTGTGCAGCTTTATCAGCTACCACTGGAATTAATAATCCGTTGGTAGCTATTGCCCAGCCTCCAGATGGCGCTGTCGCCACTATACTATCGCCATTAGCGTCATCTGATAGATAGGCAAATACACTTGCCCGCACATCCAGATTAGCGTTGGCAGCATCTTTTAGCTGGACAGTAACCTTGATTATATCGTTAGATTCCGCTCCAACTGCTATTGTTGATTTAGCAGCCGATGGAGACTTTTTGCTGACGGGACTGGGGTGCACATGGTCAATCGGTGCAGCGGTCGCCAGTACGCCCAATACAGCCGTAGTGTCAATGCCGATAGATGCCATATTAGCAGCACTAATATCCAGTTCACAGCCTGCCGCAGCCACAGCCGCTGACCATGTCGGCGATGCCTGTGTGCCTGTGTTGTGATAAAGAGTTTTATTGTCAGTATCAATCAGTAGGTCGCCTGGCTCGGCTAATCCTGCCAGAGTAACTCCATTGCTCGGCGTTCCCGCATAGCTCCAAACCCTTCTTGTTCTCGGTATCATGTATCCCATTGTTTGTTTACCTCCTGAAAATTAGTCGGGGGAGAGGCTATGATGGCGACTCCCCCGCCGTAGATTCGACTAATTACACGCCTGTGATCTTACAAAAAGCTGTCTCACGATAATGCACCATGCAACATCGCATAGTGGCCTTGATAGCAAATTTACCTTTCACAAAGTAATCGCTATATCCGCTGGACATTTCGACCTTCATGCCTCTCTTAACCCACAAAGCCGAATGTTGCTGATAGTCGCCTGTTATCATGGTATTTTCCACGACAGCGGTGCTAACGCATACAGGAACGCCCCAGATGCTATCCCGCCCTGCTTCCTGCGGACTGCCGAAGATGTAGATGCCATCAGCAGTCCTGAGTAACCGTACAGCCTGCCAGTCTGTGGGATTGGCAAACAGCACAGTCGGCTCGGCAAAACCAGTATGCCTTACCAGCACAAATGCCTTATAAATGGCATCGGGAAGCGGATCCGTGCCAAGAGCCTGAGTCTGGATTGCAGCAAGGTCAAGTGTGCCTTTCAAGTTAGGAGTAGTGCCATCTCCATTGAGTATTTGAGACTCCAGCCTTGCCCTTACCATGTACTCAAGTCTGGCGTTAAGGTATGCCTCAACAGCAGGCACATCCTCAAGTTGCTCTTCTGATACAGGAATAAACGTGCCAATTTTTTCCACAGGTAGAGAAGTTTCGGTTAATGCCAGCGCAGCTTCACCAACTGCATCACCTTCAGCAGCTTCCGCAGCATTGTTGGTGAATGTAGTTTCCAGCATATATTTGATGGTGTCCTGTGCGGTTGGCAGTACGGGGATATAGTCAACGATGCTTAATTTCCTGACAGGGTATTCGCTGACAACGCCAGTCCGCAATGACTCAGGATCCCAACCAGCACTACGCTCAAATAGTGTTTTTACCTCAATATCAATGTCAGCAGGTATGCCGTGCTGTTTGGCTGCCTTGCTCTCCATGATGAGAGTGCCGATTGATTTGCGCTGTGCCCCAGGTTCAGGTCGAGGCAGTGATTTAACCTCATCATCTACCTGTCTTCGGGATTCGGCGATTTTGCGAAGTTCCTCATAATCTGCCTTCAGATCAGTCAATTCGGCATTGAGTGCCTGTAGCTTCTCAACCTTCGCTTTGGTGTCCATGTCGCCGAAGACCTTGACCTTTGTAAAATCAAGGTCAGCCCCCGCCTCCTCATAGGCCTGATGTCCGATTTTCTGTTTGGCTGCAATTTCCTCTTGCAGCTCTTTTAGTGATTTAGTACTTTTCAATTTAGTTTACCTCCAAAAGTTGATTTTCGATTTTCAAAAATTCCAGTAACGCCCGTTGTGCCTTCTCTTTGTTTATATCGGTATCAGCCAGAAGCCCTTTCAAATCCTCTGCAACCGCACTTAGAGCATTGAGAAGGTTGTTTATCCGTTCCCGATTGGCAGATGATAGTACACGACCTTCCTTACGTCTCAAATCAGCAAGCGATTGGAAACGTAGATTGATGTCGTTGATGGCAGCCAGCGCCATCTCGTACTCATCATCTAAAGAGGAACGGAATTCAGGCGGTTCTTTATCAAATTCAGCATAATGCTTAGCTAAATGATTATATACTCCCTTTCGATCAGCGGCAGGTATATCAACGCCTCCTCTGCCACCCATTAGCGCCACCATAGCGGCAGCCACAGCCCGCCAGACTACAGGATGTTCACCGCTCGCTCGATGATGAGGCAGTTTGTAAGCCGTCTTGAGGTCTCGATTCTCAGAATCTACCCAAGCGCACATAACAGCAAGGTCATCAACATCGGCAGCAGCTACTTCTTTAGCCCCATCCCATTCTGCGCTTTCTGGCGCTTTTGGCGTTCCATTAGGATGCGCCTGATTGTAACTGATAGCACCTTTCAAATTCAGGGATTTAATTGCCAGAATGCGCGTGTCAATTCCAGCGCCTCTTAAGACCTGAGAAGCCTCGAATACATCCAATTTTTTTAAGAGTCTCACCTTCTGCCCTTCCCATTCGCCCTCTGGAGCCTCCAGTGGTATAAAACCATAACTCCATTCCTGAAGTTCAGGTGCAAATTTAGCCGTCTCGTAATGGTCTCGCCCCGTAGTAGTGTTCAGGTTAAATTCGCCCTTAATGATGACTCTATCACCAGCTTCGTGGATAACCGCCTTGCCCACAGGCAGTCCGCCATTCCAGCTTCCATGTTGATAGGCTGAAATTAAGATGGTTTTGCCATCAGGAAATGCCCCAGGTAGAGTTACATCGCCGTCTTTATCAACAACATTCAGGGTAGCGATGACCGCCTCAAAAGTGCCTTCCTTTTCGGCTTTCAGTTCTATTCCAGAGAATGATTTTCGTTGAATATTCATATTAGCCTCCGATTTGTTACGATTTCGCCATTGCTGGTAGCAGATAGCAGCCCGTTGCCCTTGCTCATATTCCTGCATAATCTCGTCGCTCATGCAGCGTTGTATAAATTCATCTTGATTTTCTGATTCTGTTGGCTTCGGTATCGGCATATTTCACCTCAATAAAAAAGCCCGCATTTCTGCGAGCTTCTATCAATCAAATATTCAAATCTCAAAGCGAAGGTGTAATCATACAACAACAGCCCTCATGGATCGGTGGATGTGATTTAGGCTCTAACCCACCTGCGCCAAACCGCCCTTCCGTACCCACAATCTGTCCGTCTAATTCCTGACAGAGCGGGCAGGAAGTACCACCTTGCGCTACCCACATTAGTTTCATTATACCCGCAGTTACAAAAACCGCTTTAGCTATGGCATTACTACAGGCAATTGATTCATTCGCGGCTATTTTGCCCGGGCGCTTTTCTTCCCATTCATCTAACCGATCTACCACTGCCTTTGCAGCATCTTCATTGACATTGGTGATTTGCTGGAGCTGTCCTTTTGATGACCAAACATAATCACGAGCAAATATATCAGCGTATTTTCTCACAAAACTTGTCATATCAGGCAGTTTATCAGTTGTGGCCTGTACTTCAGCTGCTGCCAATGGCATAATGGCGTCAATATATTCCTGCACGGGCCCCGAAATAGTCTTTTTGATGTAAGCCGAAAATTCCTCATAGAATGTGTCCAGCCACTTCTGAAAATCAACAACCGCTTTCTGCTTCAGATGCTCGTCAATTCCCTTCAAGATGCCAGCCTTCTCTTTTTGTACTATTTTGCGACCTGCATCTTCAAATAATTTACTCATGCGTTGAGCAACATTGTGCCGGGCGGCGGCTCCCTGTTTAGCTGCCTTTATTCCACTTTTCCCTTGATTTGCTGTAGGTTCAACTGGACTGCTACCCATAGGATACATATTCAATGGCATAAAATAATCCTCGCCACCAGGGATTGGATTAAGATTCTCGAGTTCCCGTATGTCGTTTGCCGATAGCCAGCCCCATTGCCTACCAGTAGCATATGACTGATAACGTGATACAGTGTCGCCTCTCAACAGGCCATCAACGAGAAACTCGGCGAAGTAATCTTGCTGATTAGGCAATATCAGTTTCGTATTGATAGCCTGCTCCCACCGCACTAACCACGGCCGCATCGTATAAATTACAAACTCCAGAGATTGTTGCTCTATATTACTGAAAGTCGCCCGCTCGAGGTCGCCTATCATGTGTGGCGGAATATGAAAGAATGATGCTATCTCATTGCGCTGAAATTTCCGTGTCTCTAAAAATTGCGCATCTTCTGGCGGAATACCGATTTTAGTGATGTCCATACCTTCTTCCAGGATGGCTATTTTATGGGCATTACTCAATCCCTGATGAGCCTCTTCCCAGGACTTCTTCAATCTCTCCGCTGCCTCATTAGTAAGTTTTGCAGGATGCTTTAATGCCAGCCCTGGCTGCGCATTATTGCCGAAAAACCTTGCGCCAAATTCCTCAGTTGCCATTGCCAACCCAATGGCTTCTCTGGCCATGTGAATCGGTGAGTAACCTATTAAACCATCAAATCCAAGTCCCGGAATGTGCAACACCTGATACGATGGCAATTCTACCGTTTGCCCTTGCCCTAATAACGTGTAACGGTAAACGATTTTGTTATCAACCCGTTTGACCTGCACCATATCAGGGCGCATTGGCCAGATAGCCAGTGGTGTAGTGTAATCCTGCCAGTCTATTAATGCATAGGCATTGCCCCAAGTAACCAGATGCGCCATCAAGGTCTCACGAAATGTGAACGATGTCATTTCGGGATTAGGTTGAATGTGCAGTAGATTATAGAGTGGATGATCAACCGCTCGTTCCTTACCTTTGGGCAACCGCCTATAGAGAATCAACGGTAACGATGCCAGTGTCTCCGATAGAATCCGCACGCACGCCCAGACAGCTACAGAATGTAATGCGGAATCTTCAGTAACGCTCACTCCAGTTCGACTGGGATGTTCAAATCCATGCAACTCCTGCCCTGGAAGTCTATTAACCGTGAACCCCTTATAGGCTGCTTTTAATCTGGTAGCTAATGACATATCATCTCCTAAAGAGTGATAATTCCTCTATCCTCATATACTGATTTTTCTGGTTGCGCATGGCGTGTCGCTCTATCTATTGCCATTATCATCGCCACACAACCATCGATTTTCTGCGTAGATTTTGCCTTGTCTGGTTTTAGGTTCCCCGCTGGGTCCTGGTTTACTACCAAGTTATCCACATTCCAACGCAATACAGGATGCCCACCATGCCTGATTTTCTTACCTAAAACTAAATTCATCAGTTCTTTAGTCGGAGGACTCATGGAAGCGAAACCCTGTCCGAAGGGAATCATCACAAAATCATCGTCTATCAATTCCTGAGATAGCTTGGTCGCCCCCCAACGGTCGAAGGCTATCTCCCGAATATCGTATTGCTCTCGCAATTCCCGCAATTCTTGGTGAATGAATTTATAATCAATTACATTTCCTGGAGTTAGCTTGATAAATCCCTGCTTGCTCCAAGTCGTATACGGGACCCTGTCCTTGCGTTCCTTTTCCCGTGCTGTATCACCTGGAATCCAGAATCGCATTATCACATCATAGCTGCCATCATCGGCAGGAAATACCAGACTGAGAGCCGTCAGGTCGGTTGTGGCTGACAGGTCGAGCCCCGCATAACAGGGTTTCCCCGTCAAATCATCTCGTAATGGCTCATTGCAGGCATCCCATGATTCCATTGACAGCCATCGCTCCGCCGAGTTAACCCACTGGTTCAGATACAGCCTCCTGAATGTCATCTCCAAAGCAGGCACTTGCTGCGCTCTCTCACATAATATCCGCATCTCGTCGATATTGCGGAATGTGCCCAATGCAGGATTAGCCTGCCTCCAAACATTCTCATCTGTCCAGTCAGCATCCTCTGGCGCTGAGTAGATCACAGGTAAAAAGGTCTTATCCTGTATAATTCCATCCCTAACTTTACAGGCATAATCGTGCAATTCCCAGCATATTGAGTTACGATCGTAACCCGCCGTAGTTATAACAAATATCAACGGCTGCCTCCGTGTGCCACCGGCGGTTGTCAGGACATCCCATAATTCCCGTGATGGCGCAGCATGTAGCTCATCATATATCACGCCGTGCGGATTATAACCCCATGACGTGTATGCCTCGGCTGATATCGCTCGATAAAATGAACCCATACTCGGCACGACAATACGTTTAACCGATCGTAATATATCGCACAGTTTCAAAAGTCGAGGCTCTTGCTCTATCATTCCCGCCGCTTCAGAGAATACAATTGAGGCCTGGTCTCTATCGTTTGCCGCACTGTAAATTTCAGCCCCGATCTCACCGTCAAAAAACAGTAAGTAATTAGCAATGGCTGCGGCGGCGGTCGACTTGCCATTCTTCCTCGGAAGCTCAACATAGCAGGTGCGGTATTGTCTCGTTTTATCTTTGTTTAGAGTACCAAATAATGGTCTGATTATCTGGTCTTTTTGCCAATCCTCTAACAAAAGAGGTTTGCCTGCCCACTGCCCTTTTGTCTGTTTAAAACTCCCGATAAGTTTAACCGCTCGTTCAGCAACTTCGGCATTATACACTCTTTACAACCTCATCCATGTACCGCTCAATTTCAGAACGTGTATCCTCTGGGGCTACCACCACCCGAGAACGTGCCGATGGAGTAAGCCCAAGTTCAACCGCAAATCTACGCATCTGATCAAGAGCTTTATTTAATATCCACATTGCAGGCGAGGTTGTAACATTCCCAGTTTTAGTTTGATACAGTTCGCCCTTCTCCTGAACAATCTTAGAATACTTAACCCATCTGCCATACGCCTGGCAATATGCAGCAATGGTAGCCCTATCAGAACCCGATAGTATGCCCATATTCCGCATGATCGGGATAATGCGATTCCATTCCGCCCTCGCCTCCGCTTCGAGATACCGTGGACAGTACGGAATACCTTTTGTCTTAGGTTCGCTGAGGTTGAGTTTTTTCCTCCCTGGATTGCCTCTCAGTATCTTGGTTGCGGTTGGTTTTGGTTTACGTCCCTTCATATTTATCCTATAAGTAATAATTGATCAGCGACCCGATTATTGCGTGCTAAATTGCAACCTAAGTGAGTGCATCGGACATTTATTCTTGTATGCGATCCGCCCAATGATAATGGAATGATATGATCAAGACTCGGTTGCAATAGATTTCGCCCATTTAAGCCTTTCTTTACCTTTTTGTGGCATATTTGACAAGTCCAATTATCACGCTCATATATTTCAATGGCATCGAAACATTCATTATTTTGAGATATCCTAATTCTACGTTTGCGGGTATGTATCAAATCGGCACATCGCTTTGAGCAAGATTTGGCAAATGTATGAAAGCCATCAACATAATAAGTTGCCCCACAAACTATGCAGATTTTTGGAATGCGTTTCGCTAAAGCCGTCTGTGTCCGTTTAACAATAGAACATTCATTTGAACAGCATTGCTGATCTTTATGGCTCGGAATAAAATCTTTACCACATATAACACAGCTAACTATGCGGTTGAGATTAGATTGTTGAGATTTACCTCGACATTTTACTGAGCAACATCGTTGATAACGATTGCGTGTATAAAAGGTATCTCCACAAACTGGGCAAGTTCTTTTATATCTTTTTCTTTTCGCATCAAAATTTCTGGCGCATTGTTTAGAACAAAATGTCTTTGGAGCACCTGCCTTGTGTTGTTGTATCACTAAGGTACCACAGTTAGGGCAGATGGTTTCATTAGAAGCAGTTGTCACTATTACAATACCTCCTGTAGTATTGCCCTGTTTTAATAGCGGGAAAGATAATCAGGACATTATCCTTTCACTTAGGTTAGCTATGCCTAAGCTATCCCGCATTTAATTATACCCCACATCTTTAAAAGTCGCTCAAACTCTTCTGATTGCCCGCTCGGTTTTGAGCGTTTAGGTCTGTAGAGATTTTATCCGCCATACCCTGAATATTATTTTTAATTATATATATATTATTATTTTATTTTTCAGTTGCTGTCTTTTTGTCATGACAACTCTTGCATAAGGGCTGCCAGTTGCTATCATTCCAGAAAAGTTCCTGATTGCCTTTATGCGGAGTGATATGATCAACAATTATAGCTTCAGTTACCCGCCCCTCTTTTTGACATATAACACATAGGGGGTGTTCTTTTAGATAGAGGCGGGATACTTTATGCCACCTGTAGGTATAGCCCCGTTGATTTGCATTGGGGCGATTATCATCATAAACTTGTCTATCCTGTAAATATAGGGGGATATGTTGTGAGCAATAACCATGAGATACTGATATGTTTGGACAGTTTTGTACACGGCAGGGGGGCATGGGTTTTACGGGCATCTACACACCTTTTCCAACTTATCATAAACCATATCACACTATTTTAAGTTTGTCAAGTTTAAGTTAGCTTTACGAGTGGCTCTTGACATGGCCTGAAGTATAATATCAATTCCCCGCATGATAGCTAATTCATGTTGTTTTGATTTATATTCATAGTTACCGTTGAGATAGCCTGCCATCCGATTGATAATATTAGATTCTTTACAATAGAATCGCTGTTTACTATAAGGCTCTGATTCGGAGCATTGGCAAGGAGTAGAATATCCATTGAAGCTAATACACTCACCAAATAGACAATTTCGTATTATGTGCTGTTGGGCAGGAGATAGCTTTTTAATATGCTTTTGTATTATCTCTGGAGGAAACTGGCATAGTTTGTACCATAAGTTATCATTTCGTTTACTCAATGCATTTATTGCCCTATCTATATCAGCTCTGCCAATCCATGAGGTCTCATTAGGATTGCCTGGGTTAGGATTATGTACTTCACTTTCGATAGAATCAGTCTCATCAAAATAATGCGTTAGTAAATATCGTACCATCTTCGCTGTATAATCTGGCATATCACCTCCATTAGGTATAATTTATTCTCTGCAAGGCTACTGTGCAATCTTTATCACCCAATATCTTATATTGTACAATCTAAATAATAATAACTATATAGACGTAATAGTATTATGTGAATAATACTATTACTTGTTAGTATGTAATAATAATATACAATCATTATACTGATCTATATATTACGATAGTACGTTATAATATTATATATT